CAACCAATAAGAATTTGAAGGGCTTCAGCAAGGCCAAGTTGCCCAATAACAATAGTTCCATGCTTTAATGCACTTCTAATTCCTTCTTCTGGATGATAACCACCCATTAAGCCATTTTCATACATGAATTTAGCACTATCAGGGCTTTGAGAACAAATCCACTCAAAGCGTTCTAATAACATATCCTTTGCTTCATGAATTTTATTATCTAATAATTCCATAAAAATATCTACTGTATCTTTAACAGTGGCTCCAGTTGAGTAATTATAAATTCCCCAGATCTCTTTTGCTTCCATAGCGATAGTTGGTAAAATAATAGTTACAGGACAAATATTACCACGACCATCTTTACGCTGTGGATTTACGCCAGGTTCAGCATTAATATCCGCGCCATTGACAGTTCTACACATTTTAACCCGATGTTACCATCGGCATAGACTATATCTTCTACCTGTTGGTAGTCTTCCGCTTCGAGCCAGCGCCTATCTCTGGCCCTACTCCCTTACATTCATCAGGGATAGTCGTTACACTTTATTTAGACTTTTTTGTTGTATAATCACTAATATAATCGTCATCTTCATAAGCAATTAGCCATTCATTACGATATAAGCATTTTATTTGATGTCTACATCTTCTAGAAATAAACTAGTGATTAGTTTCACTAAAAAATTTCTAAGCATCTGCTTGACAATCAAAATGGTATTCTTCATTAGTATTAATATTTTTACATTTTACTTTTGTTGAATGAGGATTTTTTCCTCCTAATTTTGATTGTCTAATTTTATCGCCAATTTTTTTCATTTCTTCTGGTGTTTTACTTTTATAAGTATTTCCACCACATTTTGAAATAGCATCTGTTTCATTGTATCCATCGCTAGTACTATTGTAATACTAAATCCAATATTGCTCTTTTTTATTTAACTCTTCTTGGGTATTAGCATTATCAATAATTTCTACAATGAAATTTTCTGGCTTATAATATCTAATTGCTCTTGCGAAATGAGTATCTAATATATTATTTAAAGCATCATTAATATGCCGTTTCCATCTTTCTTCAACAGGTCTAATTGTTTGACCTATATACATTTTATTATTAATTTTATTAGTAATTTTATAAATAAACATATAATCACTCTCCTCACAATATATTAAAAATTGTGCGGCACAGTTTTATATATTTTGTCCAAATTTTAGCACGGTCTCATCCTCGTGGGACCTAACCGTTAGCAGGAACTGCGCGACTCCCAAATTTTTTAATAATTCTTATTTAAAATCTAATTCATTTTTCATAAAAAATTGTGAAAAAATTGGTAAAGCGCGTTCTTCCACACCCGCGGGCGCGGTTCAAAAGATTTTAGATGAGCTGTAGTTTACGCTTACCCATCGTTGAAAAATAGGTACAAGGGTCATTTACGTCATATCCCGCATTACCAGACCAATCAACATTGGCATAATTAGGATAGAGACGACGGCTAGTTGATTCAAGTGCTTGTCTATATAAATCATAGTTAGGATCGCCAGGTTTTCTATTAACGCCTTTCATACATTGGAAAATCCCACAAGGGAAAATAGAAGTTTTATGTAATTTACCAAGTCCTTCAATGCTTACATCAAGCAATGCTTTTGTAAACATTCTACCTTCTGGTAATGTGCAAGTACCATAGTTAATAGAAGTGAAAGGTCATTTTATTTGTTATCGTAAAGCTTTTTATCTTTACTTCTTATAATTTCTTATAAGTTCAGCATATATTTTCACCCTTTTATCAAAAGGGGCGGACACTCGTGGACAAATTATATTTATTCATTGTCTATGCGTTACACTACTTATTTGCCTTTCGTAATCAAATAAGTTAGCTCGGTATTGTCATATTTTTATTATAAATTATAATGTTTTTTAAAAAAATCGTATTTATCTTTTTTTCTTTTCAAATAAATTGTAGCATCTTTATATAACCATTCTCCAAAAATATACATATCATTCTTTGACTAAATTTTAATATCACTTAATTCTTTATTTGAATAATCATATACTTTTGGAATTGTATTTAATTTAAGAATATTACAATAATTAGATATATCAGACATTAACTAATGGGTCCCACAAAATCCAATATAATGAGCAAATTTATTATTTTTATTTGTCTGTTCTGCTCTGATACTACCGTCTCCATCTAATATCCCACGAATTAAATGATTCATCAGATTATCATTTATTTCAGGTAAATAAGTTAATGATGATTTACGAGGAACAACCCCATATTTAGCTAAATCATTAGCCATAATATTACTACGAACAGCGATTTGTCCACATCCGCGTCCATCATAACTTACATTTGTATTAGCATTTAATATTTCTTTAAATTTTAAAAGCATATATTCATCCTCTAAATCTAATGTAATAGATATTGATGCTTGACGACCGGTATTATCTTTAAATATATTCCCATCAGCAATAAGCAATCCCAAAAAGTATGCTTTTTCTTCACAATCAATATTTTCAAAAAAATGTTCTTTTAAATTAGGATTATATATTTTTGCTTTTGGATATTTTGAAATATCTTTTAAAATTTTAGAAATTGTAGGATGACTTAGATTAAATTGTTTTTCTACATCACCTAATGTCATAGGCTTAGATAAATAATATTTTTTTATTTCTTGCTTTAATTCTTCTGTTATAATTTTACTGGCCATAAAAATTCACTACCTTTCATATATAATTAACTTTTGTAAAAGATAATTTAATTTTCTTTGACCAACGTTAATAAAAATTTAGATTTTTACCGATTTTGCCCGGATTTCGCAAATAATTACTTATTTGCCAGCCACCTTAATTTAGCTGATTTCCACTTCTTGACTACAAAGTATTAAGATTATGGTATAATCCTTCAACTGCTTGATGGACTTCTCTTTCTGTCATAACCATAGCATAATCATAGGCATTTGGACAGTTAAGATCTTTATAAAATTCACCATCAATAGCTAAATCTGTAATATCTACTCCATCAGGAGGACTGCAATCAAGGATTCTATGTTCTACCCAAACAATTCCATCTCTAAAATGTTTATGAAAACTCTTACGAATATATGGCACCATAGTCCAGTCAATATGAGTAGCACTTACACCACCGAACTATTGTAATGATTGAAGTTGGAAAATAACAGCAACCAACTAGCAAGCTGTATTTACAGAGCCTGCGGGACGCACATCAGTTTGACGAGTATTGAAACCTTTAGCAAGTAAATCATCAAATGGAATTGATAAGCAATTATGATCTCCTAAATAATAATGGTCAAGATCATGAATATAAATTTCATTATTTATATGATTATTTCTCGCCATTGAAGAAATGATATATTCAAGAGCAAGTTTTTTATTGACTATGCTACTAGCTTCACCATTACGTCCTCCAAAAGACTATTCATCAACATTAGCATTTTGATTAACAATATTTTTTCCTTCAAGCTTTGCGCGAACAGCATCAATAAAATCTTTTTGATAATTACGTGCAACTTCTTTTTTATATCTATAACGTATATATGCACGAGCTACATCTGGTCGTTCTGAACGCATTAAATATTCTTCGACCCAATCTTGAATCTACTCAACAGTAGTTTCTATTTGGCTATTATCTACTTTTTTGCCAATTTCCTACGCAATATCAGTAGCAGTATCATTTTCATATACCTTACCATCTACTTCAACGAAGGCTTTATTAATAGCATTTATAATTTTATTAGCATCAAATGAGACGATCGAACCGTCTCTTTTTATAATTACCATATTTTTATATCCTCCAAACTAAATTTAGTATTCAAAATTTTGCTCTATCACTATATTTAGTTTTTCTTATTAAATAATTATCAATTCTTACCCAATAGCGTATGCAGTTGCGAATTCTTGTGCCAATAAATTAATGGTTTTATCCCCATTATTAAGTATTTTATAATCGGGGTTAATTGCATCAATTCGTTCTTGGCGAAAATCTTTTTTATCCGCCCCAAAGCGCCGCACAATTTCATTACAATCAGGATTTTCTTCTCTATTTAATTGTCGTAGTAACCGCACTTTATCACTGGCTAATATATATACAATAGTTAAATCAATATTATTAGACTCTTGAAGAATTTCTACTCCTTCTGGATTAAATACTCCAATATTTAAAGCATTTTCATCAAGATTTTTTGTAGAAGTCCCATAGCACCAATTATTAAAAACTGTTGCTTCAAGCATTTCGCCATGTACAACCTAATCAG